TTGTACCTTTATCAATTTTATCGATAATATAGATACCGTTGTTTTCTGCTGAGGTGGCATTTGTAATTTCTACATAGTCACCTTCATGATTACCTTGTCCAAAACGAAACTCTTGGCCAATTCCTGTTGTGTTATTAACACCTTCAATAGCAGATTGAAAGAATCCATTAGCATTTTTAGGAATAAGACGTAAATCAGTTTGATTAGTATCAGGATTTGTATAGACATTTAGTGTTTGTTGAGCCCATGTCCAGGGTTGTGTCATGTAGAAGTTCAGATAAACCTCGTTAATGATACGATTTATTTCTTTATTGTATTGTGGAACATCTGGATTATAGTCCAATATGTTTGCCACCATGTCGCGCATTTCTTTTAGGTTCATCTCTACTCCCGCCTAATAAAAAGGCCCGCCCGGAAGGGCGGGCCAATATCAATTATCTAACTAATAACTAGCCGATTACCAACTCTTAAGTACGAATACTCTAGAGCTGTTATCTGCAGTTTGAGCTTCCATAGCGATAGCAACCACGTGAGGTGACTGAGTAACAGCACCTGTAGTAGTACCAGTTCCGTCACCAAGGTCAGTTCTATAAGAATCGACTTTGACAAGTTTCCCGTCAGTACTTATGGTTAAGCGGTCACCAGCAGCGATATTAACAACATCACCTTTGGTAAGAGCTTCTTCAACAATACCGCGAAGAACGATATCGATGAAATCACCGCTAGCAGCATCATCAGTTCCGGCATAAACGCCGACTGGAATGTAATCAGTTCCATCAGCTTCAGCAACACACATAGCACGAAGACCATTGGATGTTTGACTGACGTCTAATGAAACAGTTGCTCCTGCAGAAATAGCTTCGGTTGCACGAAACTTTTCGACCTGAATTCTGTTAGATACCGCATTAGAATCTTCTCCAACGGAAGTTTCATCTGATGCGAATAATTTTTGAATTAATGTATTTGTAGCCATAATATCCCCCTATTAACTTGCAGCTGTTTCGCCATCACAAAGAATACCTTGAGATGCCATATGTTCGAAATAAACCTGAAGTCTAGTATAGATGTTAGCAGAACGTGAAGCATAACCGCTTACTGATTCGAAATCGTCCATCTCAAATTGAGCTGCACTATCAAAACCAATCTTCATATAACGAGTATTTAAGAAGTAAGCTGAGATGATTTCTTTACCAACTGGAGTTCCAGCAGGATTCTGTACATCTGACCCAAGGAAAGGAGAAGGAGTAACCATTGCACCGTTGAATGCAAGAGCCAAACGTCCGCCATCAAGTACTTTTTCATCGATAAAACGTTCTTTAGAAAACAAGAGTGATTTGTAAGCCTTGTAAAACTGTGGAGAACATAGAATCAAATCTGGAGCACTTCCGTCAGGAGTGTTTAATTGACAGTCAATATATAGTTCTGTCATCTGTGGTATGGACAATGCGTTAGCAGAATCCATGAATTGGTTGTTCAAACGTGGGAAGGTAGCCTTAGAAAGTCCACCAACATTTGTTCCAGCTGTTTGAGAACCGAATGCAACGTTATCGAAAAATCCTGCTGTAGAGTTTCCTCCACCACCAGCCCCACCATCTGCAGCTGAAAGGCCGTTGAATGTGTTGAGGTTAGTTAAGATTTGAGAAGCATTAACAAGAATTTGTTTTTCAACTTCTCGTTTAAGTGCACCCATAACTGATTTCATACGAGCTTCAGCGATATCGATGATTGCTCTTTCACCTTTATTACTTAGTTCTTCAGAACGAGTAACAACGATTGGAGCAACAAAGTCACACCAGTTGAATTCAGCTTGACGCAAAGCATCTTTTACTGCAAGGTTTACGGGCTCATATCCTGAGTCCAATTGTGTTATTGAAGAATGTTCTTCGAGTATAAGTGGTACATTTAATTTCTGTCCACCGTCGTATGTAATTACTCCACCACGTTCACGCATCTTGTCCAAAAGGGGTGTAGCTTGATAAAGCTGGTCAACCTCTTCGTCTAAAAGAATACGGAGAGTTGATGAAAGTACATCATTACTAATAGCCATAATTTCCTCCGCTATTTAATTTAATTATCTGGTTCATTATAATCTGAAACCTTTGTTTTGTGAATTACCTATTGCATCTTGGATTATCCATAGAAGGGTCCCAAAAGCTTGTCCTCTCTGATGCGTGAAAGGGGCTTGTCAATAAATACGGTTTTTTTTCCTTTTTATCCCGCTTTATTATTTTTGAGCCATGCATATATCTCATGACCTTTCTTTAAATGCTTAGGAACTTGCTTCAGGTCTCTTGATGAAGTACCTTTTGACAATTTTAGTCCTACATCGCGCATTCTATCAGTTCTTGCTGCCAATTCTTTCTCTAATTGTCTGTTCTTTTCAGTCAATGTACGTCCTTTGACGATATTGTAAGCATCTTCTAGTGAAATGTTTGCATTAGATTGCAACAATTTAGCAACATCTTCTTTATAGTCCATCAAGTCAGGATTATCTGCCTTAAATTTATCTAACTGTGCACGACGTGTCATTCGTACTTGCTCATCTCGCATCGGTTGCATCATTTCCTGCAATCGCTTAGCGACCTCTTGTTGTATCCTAGTCTCGAAAGACTGTGTATCATAAGGGTCAAGTTCTACAGTTTCACTGTTTGCAACCTCGTCTATCTTAGATGCCTCTGCGCCTTTGATAAGAGATGCTTGCAATGCTTCCAGTTCTTTACGTTGATTAGCTAAGTCTTGCGTCTTACGTGTGTAATCAGCACGAATATTTGATAGCAGGTTTTTGGCATCATCAGGAAGAGCACCGATAACTCGGTTATAATCTATTCCTTTGTGTCCACCTTCATCAAGGGCTTCGTTATCTGTAAGGTTATCAATAGACACTTCTGTCTTAAAATTAACCTCACCATTCTTTGCTATATCTAACGCTTCACCAACACGGTCGCGTCCTTGATATGATTTTTTAGTGACTGATGTTTCTGTTTCTGTTGTTTCTACGTCAGTCCCAGCACTTTCTACTACACCTGCTGTGGGGTTGTTGACTTCTTCACTCATACTTTCTCCTGTTTTAAGTTATGCTCTCATTCGAGCCATGAATAGTTCTTCTTCGTCCTCTTCGGGCATCGGCTTCATTGCCTTTGACATCACGTCTCCACCTTCTGTTTCCATTACAGGAACTCCAGCTTCGTCTTGAATGTCACCCATACCTTGTGGTTTGTTGAGGAATGCTTTAAATGATTTGTCCATTGCAGCCGAATCGATTTTACCTGCTAACATTTTAAGGTCTTTATCGTCTTCAATACCTTCTAAGTCAAACATGTATTCTTCTAAGTCAGCATCACGTGCAGCAGCAGCTACCATCTCTAAGTTTCTAATAAACTCAGGTGGAAGTACTTCTACAGCAGCTTCGAATCGTGGATAAGTTGGTGCTTTAAATACGCGGTTTGCTTGATTAAGAGCATCCACTAATCGGTTAAGTCCATTTTTAGAGAACTCACCTCGTATTTCACGTCCCTCTTCCATGTCATCCATTTGCTTGGCTAAGCCCATGGCTTTTTCCATCATCATTTTTTCATCTTGTAAGGCAGCTTTATCCATATCGTTGCCCATCATTTTCTCGTCCATTATCCTTCTCCTGTGTTAAGAATGGCTTGTAAGTTATTTGGTCCTGTAGGTTGCATCCCTTGTTGGAGTTCTACAACATCAGGCTGAACAGCTTGTCCACTTGCTTCTGCTTTAGCTGCGCTTATGTTCATCGCTTCTTGCTTGGCCTTATTGGCTTCAGCTATAAATGATTCAGGTAGTCCTAAACTTCTTACCATTTCTGATAGAAGCACTGAATTAGGCACACCTAAACCTTGTAAAGTCGGTATCGACTGTATAAATTCTCTCTTTCGTACCGATTCTGATAAGGGTGTCGATGCTTGGTCTTGTGCAAAGAACTGAAAGTTACCTCTCAGGTCTGAAGCACGTATTACTTCTTGACGATTATCTAAAACGATAACGTCTTTGGCATCATCTTCTTCCATATAAATTGCAATAATATTGATGTAAGCTGAGGCAACCAATTCTATTGTTGCATCTCTCTCACGTGCCAAGCGACCTACCTCTGACGAAGTATAAGCAGCAAGTGCAGCAATTTCTGTAGCAGACGAACGAGTCGACTCACCTCTTGTAAAAGGAGCAAGAATACTACCTTTATCTTTATCTTTCTGGACTTGGTCATAATACACCTGTAATTCTGGAGGTGTTGGATTCTGTGGCATTGCTCGAATAGCACCTGCCAAGTCATCATCATCAACCTCAATAAAGAGTCCATCAATACCACTAGTCACCTGTGCCATACTCTCTTCATCAAAAGTACCACGTTTCACAATGTATTGACGTGAGGCTTTACGAACTCCATTAGCTTGAAACGTTCTGATAAGATTTGTTTCATATATCTGGTCGTAAATACGTTTCATTGCACTGTAACCATTAATAGGTGAATCAGGCTTACGATTGAAGTAGAAAGGAATAATTGGTATAACTGGTTTGCCGTCATTGTCTCTGAAAGGTATCATTTCTTTATCTAAGAACTTATCACCCATCGCCCAGTTAGGAGTATAAAACATTATCTGGTCATTTACAAGGTCATAAAATTCGATTACCTCAATATACTGAAACATCTCATTAGTACCACCTAACTCTTCTTCATAATCATTATGCTCATACCGGTCAAAATATGACTTACGCCTGATAGGTGAATAATCTTTATTACCAAACTTCTCTTTCGCTTCATGCAATGGCACAAAATAACGATGTCCAATGTAACGCATATCTTCATAACGCTTAGCATCTCTATCTAAGATAACATCCCAAGGATTGAGTGCCATAATATCCATACGTTTAAAGAGGTCTGGGTTAGCAACAGGCATCATCTTCATGAATGACATAGGGTAAATTAAGGCCAGACGAGAAGCGTCTTCTATCGCTGCTCTGTGTCCTATTAAGAAATCATTAACGAGTTCTTGTGCTTTACGTGGGTCACCTGTACCGCGGATGTCTGATTTAACGATAACGCCTGGGTTACGAGCAAAGAGTGATGCAATGTATGATTCAATGTAGCCGTAAGCGTCTGATGTTTGGATGACGATTTGCATGTCACTGTCTAGACGGTTGCGTTCCCAGAAATCTGTTTCGTAGGCGCACTTGTATTGAAACATTGTGTGTTCTTTGTCTTCCCAGTATCGGTCGTGGAATTCAACAATTGTTTTGATGTCTTTTGGTTTAATAGTATATGCCATTATTTTTGTCCTCTTCTTCTAAAAGGTATAGGTCCTCTGGCTTTAATGCGACGTGCTTTGGTCTTCATAATAAAATCTTCCATTAATTGTTCTCTCACTTCGTATAAACTCGGTGCTGGTTTTAACTTTGCACCCCACTGAGCTAAACAAAATGATATGACCATATCGTCGCACTGCCCTTTTGGATGCTTGGGTGCTCCACCCTCGTTTGTTATAGTGTTTCTTAACTCTGACCACAGTGTGCTCTCCAAGCAGGATATTTGACCATCGCATAGTAAAGAACGCACGTGGTCATAAATAGCCAATTTATTTTCCTTTCTTGTATTCCAGTCACCACCTTTTGCTGACTTATACAAATTTCTCATGCCAAACTCTCTACAACGATACAAGACTAAACTACCCGGTCCATTCGCCTCTATGATAGTATAAGGCTCATTGAACTCCCAGTAAACCTCCCATACCTTTTCAGCAAAATCTGCAGGTGATATAGTATTAGAACGAAAATGATACACAGGCTGCAACGTTGTCTTAGACACAATTGATATGGTACTATAATCATTACCCGTTCCCTGTGCCACATCAATACCCATACTGAAAGAGTCACCTCTCAAGCCTTCACAATACCATTTATCAGGTCCACCTATATCCATAATGTCCATGTCATCTAAAATATCTGTAGGAAAGTAAACGTCTGAAGAGGTCATGAAAGCCTCATCCATTGTCGTTGGAAACTCTCGCTTAAACTTTTCTATACCCATGGTAGAGATTTGTGTCCGACGCCAATACATCTGCTGCTTCTGTAAATCATACTCTTGCATGATACGTGTCTCATCCTCTTTCATTGGAGGCACACCATTCTGACCAAACATCGACTTTTTCTTATAATTCTTATGGCGATACCAAGGAAAGAAACAGACATGCCAACCATTACGCGGTGCAGCCATACATAATCTGTGGTAAGCATCACCTGGTCCATTGGTTGTCGTTTCTATTATTACTTGGCCTTCACCAACTGATGCAATTGTGTTTGCAAGGAGTTCATCTTGGTTATCAAAAAACGCAAATTCACTGATGTGAGCCGAAGCAAAAGTAAAAGAGCGAGTTGCTCCTCCCTTACCGCCACCGGTAAAGCTTCGCAGCTCAGCCTCTGTATCTGAGAATTGTAATGTTCTTGCACTTGACTTCTTAAGCTTTCGTTGGAGGGGCTTAGGGAGGCTGAAGTAAAAAGACTTGTCGATGGAGTGCAAGTGGTCTGCACTGTCTCGGGTGTATGAGATGATGGCGTGTCTGGTAGGTTGTGATTGGACATAGGTCCTCCATAAAAAATATGCTCTTAACAGAGTTGAACAACCTATCTGTCTAGCCTTACATACCACAATACGCTTGTGTGTAAGCAGTGCTTCCAATAACTCTTCTTGTTCGTCATTCATAACAAAGGGCACAAGTCGATTGGTTTGTTTATCAAACACTTTTAAAAACTTAAAGAAGTCACGTGGATTATCACGCAACCGCTGTAGTAACTCTCTAGGAATCTTCATCGACGTTGACTCCTTAACATAATGATTGCATCATATAAGTCTTTTTCAAAGGTGTGGTTCTTCATCTCTAATATTAGAAATAACTGAAGCAACTCTTGGTGACTTAACTTTAATAACTCATCTCTTGTATCCATTCTTCCACTCCTGCTGGGATGATTATTTATCAATCGTCAAGTCCACCTTGTAACACTTCTAAGATATCACCAAAGCCTTCATCAGAACCAAAGGTCTCACGATACTTGATAAGTACTTGGCATAATTCCATAAATGTACGAGGTGACATCTTCCAGTCTTGTTCACCATTATTCTTAACAGCCAATAACATGACTGACTTAATAACACCCTCTAAATCACCTGCATGTATAGCCTTCTTCAATCCAGCCTTATAATTTAATGACTTACGAGCAATCGCTTTCTTTTTCTTTTCATCCATAATTTATCCCCTTCTTCGAAGTGTCTTACGTTTCACGAGTATCCACCTCATCTATAATACCCCTTAATTTTTCCAAAGCACGATTCAAGCGCTTATAAGAAGTACTGACTGCAACACCATGTTTATCTGCAATCCACTGATATGTCTTGCCTTCCTTATAATACCACTCAACAGTTTCACGTAACACAGGCTTCAACCTCATCAACGCAGCATCTAACATGTCCAGTTGGTCCCACCTCTTATTACGCTTCCTCTCTTCTTCTTCACTATCAGAATTGAAAGGGTCATAATGATACCCATTCTGCACTGCAACATAATCAAATAACTGTGGGTCACCTGTTGTCCAATGCTTTCGCTGCCATTTACGGTCTTCTTTATTACCACTCATCCAATATCGCATTCTTATCTCCAGTTCTGCCATGAACATATATATGTGCTCACTATAATTTAATCTTTAATTCGTGTAAAATTCTT